TTTAGAATTAGCTGGTATATGAGGGGAGGAGTCAGCAGTGATGATTTGTTCTTTAAGTATTCGTATGAAGATCGTCAAATAATGAACGAAATTATTAAAGACAATATTGAAGCTACTAAGAACAGTAGACTTCCTTTAGTTTAATAATCGTATTGTTTAGTTGGGTCACGTTTGATATTAGCAAACGGATCAGGTCTATTGTTTCGACGAGCTATATCTTGTACATACTGTATATGCTGGCGCATACCTGTAAGTAGGTAACCATTTTCGTCAGTTATTTGTACGTTGTTAATAAATTTAATTTTAGGATTCTTAGGATCAACTCGAGTACGTAGTTGAGGAACTTCTAAGTCTTTTGCATCAGTATCCGCATCTGTTGCATTAGGTTTATATGCAGGTTTATCTTTAGTAACAGCATCCGTGCCCTTCTGAATAAACTCACCGGCTGCATTGACGTATTCTTTACCCCACCCGTCGTAACTCTTAAGTAAGGTTGCAAACTGTTCAGTTATCCAAGTTGCACCTTCACCTGTCCACTGTAGAATACTGCCTACAATGCCAGTAGTTAAGAACTTCTTGCCTTCTTCAGTATTGTTTAACCAATAAATGGCTCCAATACGAGCTGTAGTTGCTACTTTACCTGTGCTGACATATTTTAATATTTCAGATACCCACCTGCTGCCACGACCTACAAACGGAACCCATTTTAAAAATACATTATTACCAATGCCACCAAAGACTTTTGCACCTATGCCTGGTGCAACCAGTGTACTAACTTGTGCAATTAAGCTGCCTAATGCAGTATCAGCATCTGCTCTGTAGGCAGTTTTAGCAGCATCTTCGCCAAGGTTTTTATACAGCTTAGACGATCCAGGAGTTGCTAATTCTTTCTTTAACTCTGATTCATAAAAACTAATCTGTTGCCAATATTCATATGCAAGATATCCTGTTCCAGCTGCCTGCATAATATAAGTGGTTGCTCCGGGAAACGAACTTACCTTTGCAGTCGCAGCCGCTTTGGCAGCAGCATCTGCTTTGGCTAATGCTTTGGCTGCTTCAGCTCTATTTGCTTTTAATGCATCTCTGTATGCTTGTGCTTTACCAGATGAAGGCGCTAACCCTTTAGGAGGAGTTTTCTTGAATACGCCTTTAAGAGCTTTTGCTCCTGTTTTAACAGCAGTACCTACAGCAGCCTCACTAATCTGAGTATTGCTTTCTGATAATATTTGATAAACTTTCATGATATGTTATTTATTGAAGTTGAACTACGTTCAACTGTTCTTCGCTATCGCTCGAACTAAGTTGTTTCTTTTTTATTGAATGATTAATGCGAAGCATTTAAGTATTATCCAGATTGTTCAGTCACACTTTGCCCAGGCCGGGCAAAGAAATGAATATTATCCGAGTTGCACAATATCACACAGCGTTAGAGCATTACAGTGGCGGTTGGCCTGTACCACGAGCTCAGTCTTATACCAGCGGCGGCTTACAAATATACGCTATCATACTTGTAAACGTAGAGTTTTTCACTCCTCATTCTACCTTATTATTCTTTTCAAACAGCAAAATCGCAGGGTTTAGGTAGCGATCGACATCCTTTCGGGTAGTTGCTGAGTACTCTTAACGGCGAGAGTTTTCCATCCCTGCGATCCGAGATCCAGGTATAGGGCGTCTGATATTAGCTGACGCTTGCCTTAACCGTTTAACTGTTTGCCTTTGATGTGTGAGCCATGTACACGAACAGAAATCTGTCCGTTATAGTAGTCATCTGATTCTAATACTCGCCTTGAGAATTGTTCTCTTGCCTCGATATAACTACATTCAGCCTTTGATGTGCAGTAATAAATGATTTCTCTGTGGAAATTTTCTCTGCCTTGTTCTTCTACGTCTTTGTTTAATTGGTCGTTACTGCCATAGTATTCACGCCAGTCAGAATCAATTTTAGAACGAATCTTCTTTTTCTTCTTTGTGCCGTTTTTGAGTTTTACTGTTTTATAAGTTGTTTTGGAAAATTTAGCTAATTTTTTGCCTATATATTTGCGACCAGTGATGCTATTAGTGATGCAATAAACGAATCCTATACACGTTTCGGGTAAGGTTTCGATTAAAGTTTCTTGATAATACCATGACATGCACTTAGTTAGTGTCAGTGTCTTTGTTTGCCTGTAGAAGTGATTGTTTGTATTTTGGTGATTTAGTTTTTGGTTTTACTGCTCGTACTGCCTGTATTTCTTCGCGTCTTGCCGATGCAAGATGTCTAATTTCACTTAATAATTTTCTAACCTGCATGCCAGCTGCATGAGTTTGTTTCGCTTCCCACTGCTGGTTTAGCTTAAAATACTCATGCACTTTTTTTAAAAACTGGTCATGCGTGTCATTCATGATTCTAAAATGTCTAAGTCATTTGAATACGATGTAAATCCGTTTTCTTTGATAACTTTAAGAACGTTGTTAACTCTACCAATTAATTCGTCCTTGTGACTAATAAGGTAAATGTTTTTATTGCGTTCACGTGCCATCTTCTTAAGTACGCTCAGCGCATTTTCAACACCGCTGGCATCGAGCCCGTTGTCAATAAGTTCGTCGATAAACAATAAGTTAATGTTCTGATATAAACTTTCCCACACGTCACGGAATGCCCACGACAATCCAAGAATTAATCGATTACGTTCACCACGAGACAAGTTATCAAAGTCAAGATCTTGTCCAAGCTGAGTAATTTCTACGGTTAAGTCATTCTGGAATACCACTGTATGCGGCAAGCCCATCTTGTCAAGATAAAATGTTAATCGATTATTCAAGTATGCAAGATTTTGATCAATAATCTTCTTACGGATAAAACTATCTTTACTGGTTAATAGTTTAAGCAAGAATTCTTGATGATCCTTTAGCGTAGTCATTGCATTAATATTATCCCAAGAAATTTCTTGCAATGCACTATGTTTAAGATCGTCAATTTGTTCTTGGTACGGATCTGTGTCTTCTTGGCGTGATAACAATGCCTGTTCGAGACTGCTTAAATTGTTTTGATGCTTTAATGCTTCTTCTAAAGTATCATAGTAAGTTTTAGGCCTACCGTTAATATCACCGATTTGTTCTAATTCAGTTATTACAGTTAGGTAACTATCACTGATACTTTGCAAATATGTAAGAGCATCTGCAAGATTCTTCTCAGCACCTACAGCCATCTCTTCATGTTTATGAGTATGTAACTCTTGTTCACATGCTGGACATGTTTTATTTTTTAGCTGTTCTACTTCTTTGGTATATTTGTTAACAGTTTTATCTGCTTGCATAACCGCAGTTTCAAGAGTGGCTTTTTCTTTGTTTAAACTTTTAATTTTTGCCGCATGGTCGTCGTAGGTTTTTAACTTTGCATGTTGCTCGAGTTCTCGTTCAATATCTACACTTTGTAATTCTACAATGCTGGTTGCAATTTTTTCACAATCTGTTTTTTGTTGTGAACCCCATGCTCGTTGCCTTGTTATAAGACCTTCAATGCTTAGTTGAATTTTCTCGTTAGACTTTTTTGCCGCTTCGATATTAGCGTTTTCTTGGTATATAGCATCTTTAGCCTGCCTAATTTCTTCTTTTAATACTTCTGCTTTATCAGATAGTAAGGTAATACCGAGTAGTTGCTCAATGATAATACGTTGTTCATTGGCTTTCATACTTAAGAACGGTTCAGTATAGGTGTTCAGAGCTATGATATTTTTAAACATGTCATGACTCATACCCAACAAATCATCAAGATCCTTCTGCGTTTCTCGCATATCGCCCTGACTATCATCTGTACTCTCAGCCGCTTGCTCGTGATCGTCTACAAAAAATTTCATAACTGTGGGTTTACGCCCACGTTCAATACGATAAGTTGACCCGTCTTTTTCAAATGATAACGTAACAAGCATATTCTTGTTGTTAATTTTATTAATTAAGTTATCTTTTTTAATGTTTGTTAGGGCTGTACCATACAGTGCATAACTTAGTGCGTTAACAATAGTAGTTTTACCAGTACCATTTCGGCTGCCGTTGTCATCACCGCCTTGATCTAAGTTCTCACCTAACACCAGGGTTAGCTGTTCACGTCCAAAGTCTACTGCCTGGGTCTGATTACCCACGCTCATAAAATTTTTAACTGTTAGTTCTTTTATTTTAATCATAGATTATTATAGATACTCAATAACACCTTAGTGTCGAATGTGTCGCTTTCGATATTAACTAATTGATTACTTACAATTTGATCAACGCTTTCAAATGATTGAATATCCATAGCTGTGTTAATTTCAACTTCTTTCTTTTCGGCAATAAGTGTTAATTCACGAATGTCATACTTTTTCATAAAGTCTTCTTTGATAAAACTTGCTTCTTCATAAGTTATATCAATGTCAAGCGAGACTCGCAAGTGCATTTTAGTCTGCATCAAATTATCTGCATCGTCAATTAACTGGCTTAGTTTAACTGTTCTAAATTTAGGACAGTCAGTCCAGTTAATGTATTGTGGCTCGCCACCCCACTCAAGAATCATCATTCCTCGTTCATCGTCCCATGCATCTGCATAGTTGTGCGGAAATGCATTGCCAATATAAATCATATTTTGACGTTGCTGACGTTTGTGGAAGTGTCCACTGAATCCAAGCTCGTAACCTTTAAAGCTATCCAGCTGAATTTCGCCGTGATCTGGCATCTGTACCATAGCATTCATAAAGAAGCTGGGCAATTCAAAGTGACCAAAGATGTACTTGCCACCCTTCTTGCCTACTGCTCGCCACTCTTCCCCAACGAGCCAAGGACATAAAGTAACGTCACCAATAGTAGTGGGCTCGTGTACCACAGTGATGCCAGGAATGTACTTGCCAAATTCTACTGAATGTATGTCACGTTTATCTTTATAATAAAGATCATGATTGCCAGGAAAGAAGAAAAACTGATCAAAAGCCTGTCCAAGTTTCTCGAGGGCTCTGAGGCTGTAATCCATAGTAGTAATATTAAGACTATTACGGTTGTGATGCCAGTCACCCATAAAAATACCTGTGTCACATCCTTCCTCCTTTGCCTTTGCAATGTACCAATCTACAAAATCCTCGCAGTCTTGGTTGTGCGTTGAACTATTGCTCTTAAGACCAAAATGAATGTCTGTAAAGCAGGCTACTTTTTTAAATAAATTGCTCAATATTTTATCTCCGATACATTATTATAAATGTTTTAATGCAATAGGTCAATCGGTTTCGTTTTCAAAACGTTTCATAGCGTTGGCATGTTCGCCAGCACCAGTTCTACTGTAGCTCGGATTCATTCCGTTTATTTCTAATAAGTCATCTCGAATATTTTGATTACGTTTTTCAAGATTAATGATTCGAACAAAACTGTTAGTAACGGCAGCAGTGAAATAGGCAAACGGATTATCTGACTTTGATTCGTCAAACTGTAATCCAATTTGTGTTAATTGCAAAATGGCCTGCCCTTTCATTTCGTCATTGTAAGTATAGCCACGAACATTACCTCGAGTAGCATAACGTTCACATAATTTAATGTACATACGAGCCAGCGTATTGGTAATCTGCCCGTGATCTTTGTTAAACTTGCCGGTATCTAAGTCACCTTGCCAGTGGCTTTTTCCAACGCAGACAGCAATATCATTCTCATCAAACTTCCAATGTTGGAAAGGTGGAAAGTTAACTTTATCTCTATGATCGGCAAGCGTCTTTGGATTCTTTTTACGTGTGCCATTTAACGGGATGTGGTCAAATGTCATAATTCTAAACACAATATCCGTTTTGGCTATTTTTTTATAGTCAACTTCGGTATCTGATTGTTTAACTTTTTCGCCAAGAGCTTTACGCTTTTGATATTCTTCTTGACCTAAACGTTTAGCC